AAGAAGCTGCTCTTCTACACTTCCAGTAGAATCTGAAGTTATTACAGAAGTAATAACTCAATGGGATACTATAAAAGTTACTGAAAAAGAATATGTACCTAAATATATTCGAAAAACAGTAGTAGATATTGATACGTTTCAAACTCCAATTGATACTATTTCTATTTTAAAAGATTATTATGCAAAGTATTTTTATACAGATACTATTAAGATTGATACTCTCGGTACTATAGTAATAAATGATACAGTTACTCGTAATTTAATATCAATGAGAGATGTTCAATCCAACATATTCATCCCAACAACTACAATTACTAATACTATTTACCTCAACAAACGTGAGTTATATGGGGGTATTTCGATAGGAGGGATGATTAATCCTGTTCAAAATGAATCTCCAATTAATCATATTAGTGGAGAATTATTATATAAAAATAAAAAAAGACAAATATACGGTTTTGGTTTAGGAATAGATAAAGATTTCTATCCTATTATTTCAGGTCGTATGTACTGGAAGGTAGGAAAATGAGTGAAAATTTAAGAAAAATAATTCAGTCTGAATATGTTAAATGTGCTTCTGACCCAGTACATTTTATGAAGAAGTACTGTTTTATTCAACACCCACAACGAGGGCGTATTCCATTTCATTTATACCCATTTCAAGAAAAAGTATTAACTTTATTCCAAGAAAATCCTTATTCAATAATACTTAAGTCTCGCCAATTAGGTATTTCTACTTTAGGTGCGGGTTACTCCTTATGGTTAATGTTATTTCATAAGGATAAAAATGTACTTTGTATTGCGACAAAGCAGGATACAGCTAAAAATATGGTTACGAAAGTAAAATTCATGTATGAAAATTTACCTTCATGGCTTAAAATAGATGCCCCCGAAAATAATAAATTAACATTACGATTAAGTAATGGATCACAAATCAAAGCAACATCAGCATCAAGTGATGCAGGTAGATCAGAAGCCGTTTCTCTTCTACTAATTGATGAGGCTGCATTTATTGATAATATTGGAGAAATTTGGGCTTCAGCTCAACAAACCCTTGCTACTGGTGGTGGGTGTATTGCACTATCTACTCCTTATGGTACAGGTAATTGGTTTCATCAAACTTGGGTTAGAGCAGAGAATGCTGAAAATGATTTTTTACCTATTAAACTTCCTTGGTATGTACACCCAGAACGTAATCAAGAATGGAGAGATAGACAAGATGAATTATTAGGTGATCCTAGAATGGCAGCACAAGAATGTGATTGTGATTTTAGCACCTCAGGTGATACTGTATTCTATGCTGAATATTTAGAATTTTATGAGCAAACATATATCAAAGACCCACTTGAAAAGCGTGGTGCTGATCAAAATTTATGGATTTGGGAACCAGCAGATTACTCAAGATCCTACCTTGTTGTTGCTGATGTTGCTCGTGGAGATGGTAAGGATTATTCTGCATTCCATGTTATCGATATTGAAACAAATACTCAAGTAGCTGAATATAAAGGTCAACTTAGTACTAAAGAATATGGTCATTTATTAGTAGGTATAGCTACTGAATATAATGAAGCATTACTTGTAATTGAAAATGCTTCAATTGGTTGGGCAACTATCCAAACAGTAATAGAAAGAGGATATAATAATCTATTTTATTCAAGTAAGAGTGATTCCTCAATGAGTGATTCGTATTTTGACAAATATATGGATACATCAAAAATGGTAGCGGGTTTTACAACAACATCTAGAAATAGACCTATGATAGTAGGTAAATTTCAAGAATATGTTAATGGTAAAGATGTTACAATTCAATCAAAACGTTTGCTTGAAGAAATGAAAGTATTTATGTGGAAAAATGGACGACCAGAAGCACAACAAGGTTATAATGATGACTTAGTTATGGCATTTGGTATTGCTATGTTTATGAGAGATACTTCATTTAAGTTCAAAACACAGCACTTAGAGAAATCTAAAGCGGTTATGAATAGCATATCAAGAAATTCAACACCATTTGCTGCCGGATATGGTAATAGCACTAATGTACCTAATCCTTATGAAATAGAAAATCCTTATGGTGGAAAAGAAGATATTAGTTGGCTTCTATAAATTAGATAATATTTATAATAATAACACAAACTCATGGCTGATACTAGCTTATTTAAAAGATTACAAAGATTATTTGCTTCAGACGTAGTAATACGAAATGTAGGAGGTAATCAATTAAAAGTAGTCGATACAGATCATATCCAAACTTCTGGAGAATTTGAAACTAATGCTTTAATGGACAGATTCTCAGGAATCTACCAAAATCCATCATCAACTTCTCTCTATGGAGCCCAGTTCAATATGAACTATCAATATCTGAGAACTTTTATTTACTCAGATTATGATTTAATGGATACAGATGCTATTATAGCTTCTGCTCTTGATATTGTAGCTGATGAATGTACTCTTAAAAATGACATGGGAGAAATTCTCCAAATAAAATCATCTGATGAAGACATTCAAAAAATATTATACAACTTATTTTATGATGTATTAAACGTTGAGTTTAATCTTTGGGCTTGGACTCGTCAAATGTGTAAATACGGTGATTTTTTCTTAAAACTAGAAATTTCAGAAGAATTTGGTGTATTTAATGTAATACCATATTCAGCATACCATATTGAAAGACAAGAAAATTTTGACCCAGAAGCACCTTCTAAAATTCAATTTAATTACAACCCCGAAGGTATTTATGGTGGTTCTTCCTCAGGTTATTATGCAGGTCCTAATAACTCACAAGGAAATGCTAGTACTATAACATTTGATAATTATGAAATAGCTCACTTTAGATTATTATCAGATGTAAATTATCTTCCATATGGTCGTTCATATATTGAACCCGCTCGTAAATTATATAAGCAATACGCATTAATGGAAGATGCAATGTTAATCCACAGGATAGTTCGTGCACCTGAAAAACGTATTTTTTATATTAATGTAGGTGCAATTCCACCTAATGAAGTAGAAAATTTCATGCAGAAAACAATTTCTACAATGAAACGTACTCCATTGATGGATCAGAAAACAGGTGAATACAACCTAAAGTATAACATGCAAAATGTAATGGAGGATTTTTATATCCCTATTAGAGGTAATGATCAAGCAACAAAAATTGATACTACTAAAGGTTTAGAGTATGCTGCAATTGAAGATGTTGAATACTTAAGAGAAAAATTATTTGCTGCTCTTAAAGTACCTAAAGCATTTATGGGGTATGATGAAAATCTATCAGGTAAAGCTACATTAGCAGCTGAAGATATTCGTTTTGGTCGTACCATTGATAGGCTGCAACGTATATTATTATCTGAATTATATAAAATTGCATTAGTTCACTTATATGCTCAAGGGTATAGAGATGAACAAATGACAAATTTTGAATTAGATTTAACTACTCCTTCTATCATATATGATCAAGAAAAGATTGCATTGATGAAAGAAAAGGTTGATTTAGCTTCCCAAATGATGGAAAATAAATTAGTTCCAACAGATTGGATCTACGAACATATCTTCCATTTCAGTGAAGATCAGTATGAAGAATATAGAGATTTAATTGCTCAGGATCAAAAACGTCAATTCCGTATGAATCAAATTGAAACTGAAGGTAATGATCCACTTACAACAGGTCGTTCATATGGTACACCACATGATTTAGCTTCATTATATGGTACAGGTAGAATGGATAGTGATCCTGCTAATGTACCTGATGGTTATTATCCTAATGATAAAGAAACATTAGGTCGACCAAAAGAAAAAGCATCTAATATTAATACTCAAGATAATGCTTTTGGAAAAGATAGATTAGGCCGTCAACAAAATAAAGTGGATGATCAACCTGGTTTTAATGAATCTGCTAGTAAAAATTATGCTAAGAATCGTTCATTACTTGAAGACATGAGTAAAGAATTAGTCTTTACATCAGATAAAAAGAAAGAATCATTATTAGATGAATCAAATATTAAAGAGTAATATCTCCTTATATATTTATAATAAATCCTATTAGGAATGAATATTAAACATTCAAAATACAAAAATACTGGTATTTTATTTGAACTATTGGTTCGCCGAGTAACGGCAGATACCCTTAATGGTGAAGACTCAGAGTCTTTGAAATTAATCCAAAAACATTTTATTAAAAGTGAACTTGGAAAAGAGTATAAATTGTATGAAACTCTTACTAAAAACATATCTTTAACTGAATCTAAAGCTAATGTAATGATACAAACATTACTTGAAGCTTCTAAAAAGTTAAATCGTAGTACACTTAAGAGAGAAAAATATAACCTTATTAATGAAATTAAAAAGCATTATAATATAGAAGAATTTTTTAAGACAAAACTTTCACACTATAAAACACATGCTGCTTTTTATATGTTAAATGAAATTCAAAATACTGAAGCTTTAGTAGACACAGATGTTATTATTAGTAACAAAATGACCCTTCTAGAGCATCTTTCAGCTTCTGAAATCAGTACTGAAAAAGTTGAAGCTGAAATACTACAAGAATTTCAAACATATGATAAAGATACTCGTATGCTTACTTATAAAATTTTAATGGAAAAATTTAATGGTAAGTATAATGGTTTATATGATAGTCAAAAAGAAATATTAAGACAATATGTCAATTCAGTAGATTCAACTCCAGTATTAAAGGAATTTTATAATAATGAAGTATCTAATATTAAAACTCAATTAAATGAGTTAATGTCTAAAATTACTGATAAAACAGTACAAATTAAAATTAATGAGGTATCTAGCTTAATTGAAGAGTTAGATAAAACAGCTAAAGTCACAAGTGAAAATATTGTGAATATTCTTCAATACTTAGAATTAGTAGAAGAATTAAAAACTGCTCATGCGTAAAGTTGGTGATGTTAAAGTAGATGGTGGGATAATAACTACTGTGACTGATATTAACTCGGAAACAGGTCAAATTTCTTGGGATGTAGATTATACTGCTGATTATAAAAAATTATTTGATGACATAACTGATTTAATGAGAACGGCTAAAGAAGTAGCAGATGCTACTGAAGAGCCTTTTTTTAGAGATCATTATTTAGATATTAAAAAACGTAGAAATGAATTAAGAACTTATTTACGTAATAATAAAGCTAAAGAATATGCACGTATTAAAGGTTTAGATGAAATGAGTGGAACAGGTGGTTCAGCTTCATTTTCTTCAGGTACAGGTGGGCAATATGCTACACCTTTTGCTTTTAAAAAGGTTAAAAAAAAATTAAAAGAAAATAATCCCGGAGCTTCTTTAGGTAAAGGACCAAAAGCAGGTCCAGAAGGAGTTAAAGATAATTACTATTATAAATTAGGATATAAACTTGCAGCCAAACCTCATTCTACAAAAGCTATAGATGTTCGATATTTATGGGGGAAGAAATAATATGTATAAGTATAAATTAAACCTAAAAGAACAAGATACTGATAGAGCGGCATTTCAAGAAAAACGAATTGCTGCTTTTAAAGAAATTGAATCTCGTTTAAATGCTTTATATCCTATGGTAGATAAAGCAAAAGATGAAACAATAGCTTATTATCAGGAAAAACCAGAATCATATTCTGTAATTGTTCCTACAGATTTAGTTTTAGATTATTTAAAAGATATAGAAAAATTATTAACTGAGTAAGTAAATGGCAAATACAAATTTTAACACAAGTGCAGTCCTAGTAAATGGAACTGAAACTCCAATTGGAGGTACAGTATCTACAATCACAGGATCATTTTCAGGCTTTACAGTACTATCAGGTTCTGTAAATTTTACCAATTTAGTAGATAATTTTGGAAACGACTTGGCTAGTGCAACATGGACTACAGTTCCAGATGGTACAACAATTCCATTGTTTGTAAGCTCATCAACAGTAGCTTCTGGTTCTGTATTATTTTATGCTATATCAACAGTAACTCCAACAGAAACACCTAACGCCCCAGCAGCATATAATTATTCTACTTGGGTAACTAGATCACTTCCATAATATTAAAAATATGAAAACCTTACAAGAACAATATAACTTATTAAATGAAGGGAAAGGACACAAAAATGTGTTTATGAAATCTGCTCGTAGCTTATTTCCAGACCTTTTTAATAACTTTACTAATTATAACACAGCAGTAAAAGTTTTAAAAGATAAAAATATTATCTCTGAAGTTGCTATAGGTGGTATTGTTACTAATAACGTAAATCCATTTATTAATTGGAAAGAATTTTTATCTGAAGAAGCTAAAGCTATAGAAAAGAAACCTACTAAAGAGGTTACTGATATGGAAACTGCTGGGTACGATTATAAAGATCCAAAAAACTCAAATAACCTTAACTTTGAAGAAATGTTAAGGGGTTATTATGCTGAGATGAAAGATCCAAAAAATGCTGATAAAACTGAAGATGAGTTAAAAGAAATGGTAGCTAAAAACTTATCTGGTGACCCTACTTATTATACTACTAATCAAGCATTTGGTATAATGGGTATTGGGTATACAGAAGACGCACCAGGTTTAGGAAGCCCTAAAGAAATTAAAGGCGAGTATAAAGGTTCTGGGTATGGTGAAGAAACTAATAAAGACATTCCTGAAGGAGAAGTAGGGACTGGGTACAATTATTTAAAAGAAGATAAAATGATCAAGTTAACCGATTTAATTAGTGAAGCTATTGGTGGTTACATTGATTTACGTCCTGCAGGGATATCTCCAGTACAAGAAGATGCTCGTACTGATGCTGAAGAAGAAGGCTATAAGGATGGTATGCGTGATGAAAAGGAAGATTTAAAAGATAAATCTAAA